ATATCATATGTTTCAGCACATATGCATGGGTTTTGGCCACATCTGGGACATTTTGATGCCTCCATCTTTGTTTCGTTTTGGATTACATCATCAATAACCGCAAAGGTTTTTCCATATGCATCTGTGAGTTCTACTTCTTCTTTCTTAGTTTTTGTCTTTTTCACACAGTTTGGATATCTCTTACCAAACATGGTCTTCATCCCTTTCTTTTCATATCCGGACCAGCAATTCTCACCCATCAACTTAGGACCTTTGGTCTTTCTTTCTGCTGCTGATCTTTCACCTTCAGTAGCACCATTCTTAGAAAGATTTCTTACCTTTGCAGCACGTTGCTGACTTCTGTGTGCTTTAGCATCAATTTCTGCAGGCATTGCACTTTCACCCATAGACATAGATTTTGTTATTTTTTCATCTGCCCTGTCTATTCCTTTTTCTCTATTAATTAATTTTTTCTTTGCCTTTTCTCTACCATGAAGATTGGCATATGCTCTTAAAGATTTCATTCCATCACTTGCCTTTCTTGTATAATCAAGTAAAGTATCTTTACTTAACTCACTCACAATTTCTCCTTTATTATCAGGTTTAAATTCTTCTTTTTTAGTTTTATTTCCCCAGTTTTTTGCACCCTTTTTGCGGCACTTAACTAAAGCACCTGATGCATATGCAGAAGGCCATACAGAGTAACGAGACTTGACCTTATGATAGCAGGCGTCCTTTTCTCCTTCATTGACTTGATTTTCTACTCCCTCTTTTTCAATTTGAGGTGCCATCGTCTTCATATGAGGATCATATTTGACTTTAGTTTTCTTTGCTGGTTTAGCATCCTTAATACTAGGAGCATCTTTCATGTCATTTGATTCTGTTTTCACGTTAATTGCCTTCCCTTTTCTATTTGGATTTGGATCTTGGCTATTCTTGCGTCTGAATGCCGCTTCTTCCTCGTCTTTGCTGAGGTTGCGCTTCATTTTGCTTGAACCACACTTTGGTTTTGTGGTTTGTCCGGGTTGCTTTGCGCAGGGTTTTCCTGCATATTTACCACCGAGTTGAACCCAACCAGGCTTCCCATCACTAGAGCGACTCTTGCCAAACCAGTCACGCAAAGAATTATCACCACTTTTGTTCCCTTCGAGGACTGCATCTGAGAAATTGGAGACATGACTTTCGCCCATACTCCCCTCTCCTCCGTCTCCAGAGGTGATTCCTGAATCTTCTGCGGCCTTCTTAATCTCATCATCATTTGCATCATTAACAGAGTACTTGTCCCACATTTTGGGACCATAACCGCACTGATTCCTTTCTTCTTTCTTTTTACAAAGACGACAGTACTTCTTCATTGATAAGAGAAATCATTACTTATATTTATTTATCATTTTCTTTTAATCCACTCTTTAACATTTTTGCAAGTTCTGCCGTTGATCCAACAAATAATGCATTATTAACTGTCGATGGTCCTTTTTGTTTTTCTTCAGTATTGACTTCCTTTAGTTTCTTTTGGAGATCTAATAGTTTATCTGTTGCATCTGAGATGCTCTTAATTAGTTGACCAGTAACTTCATACGCTCTAGGAGAATCTGTTTCTTGTGCCAATTCAAGAGCACCATTAAGAGCTTCTTGACCCTTTTCAATTAAAGAATACAAATTTCCACGAGTATACTCATAGTCTTTTTGAATATCTTCTTCAGATAACTTTTTTGGTTCAACTTTTTTTATCTCCTTAGAGATGACTTCACCCTCAACTTCAAAGGTTTCGTTCAACTTGTTAAATTTATCTGTCATCAGAATAAGTCACCATCAAACCCAAAATCATCACCAATTTCAATCAATTGATTATCTTCTTTAGTGATAAGTTTGATTGGCGCACCTTTTAAGTGTGATGTTATTGTTGTATTGTCTTTCCCTCTCTCTACAGTAATCTTATTACCGTTAATTGTCTTGATATACAATTCTTCTCCTTCAAGATCTACATATGTTTTTGCAGTCAAACCACTAGAATCATCAACTACAATAGTTTTTGCTGTCATATTAATATCATCTGAAATATTTGTAACAAAATCGCCATTGTAATCTTTGATAGCTCGTGGAGAAGCAGAATAAGTAACATCTCTCGCAGCACTTGATGCGTCTCTTCCGGCGATATAATTGACGGTTGCCTTCTTGATAATATCTTTGGATGCAGAGGTAACAGGACCAAATAGATAGGTCTTCGCAGTAAATCTTAGAGTATAAAGTAAAACTCTTCTAGATGTAAAATCTCCATCATAATCATCCTGCATAGTGATATTTTCTAAGACAATCGGAATATCTTTTTTCTCTTTAATCTGCTCAACTAATTCTATTGTAAGATTGTATGCTGGTTGAAAGTATGGCAAAACCTGCTCAACAATCTGCAGCATATCATCATTTAATTTAGTCATGATGCTCAGTTCAAATTGCATATTATATGGAACTGGCATGTAGGTTTTTTTGGCCTCCTTACCATCATTTGGATCTTTAACAACAATCTGTTGAGTTGTTGTAATTTTTCTAGATGGGTCATATGTGAGACCTGTAAACTCAAAAGACATTCTAGGAAGAGTAATCGCCGTTGATTTATTTAAATCTGGAGATTGATCTATTCTCGCAAGAAACTTTTGAGTTGGTCCATATGCAAGAGGTACTTTTATAACGTTTGTTACACTGTCCGCACCATCCAAGTGCTTGATTGTCACATTATTGAACAGAGTTCCAAAGGCAATAATTGTTTTTCTTAATATCTCGTTGTAAAAATACTCAAACATGACTAATTTAGATTATATTTTATTTATGGTGTGCCGAATGGATTTTGTTCGGAGAAGTCTAGTATCTCGTCGGCCTCTACTTCAATATTAAAGTTATCAGCATATCCATCATCAGTTGGTTCTGTGTCTATAAAGATTATCTTATGTTCTGCTCCCGATCTAGATCCAACAAGAATTTCTCCTACAAGGAAAGTCCCACTAATGTTTGATAGATCAAGAACATTGGTATAGTTCCATTTTCTTACTCTTGCAGTTGTTCCGCTTATAGAACCCGTCACAACCTCGTTGAACTGGAAACTTCCAGTAGCACCCATGTATGGATCTGAAATTGTGATTGTAGGTGCCTGAGTATATCCTAAACCAGCATTGGTAATGTTAATTGCGATGATGTCACCATCATCCCCAATAACTGCCGTAGCAGCTGCAGATACTATGGAATCTCCGGTAAAGGTAATTGTCGGGGAAACAACATAACCAGATCCAGGATTAGTAACCGTAATAACTCCAACAACGCCATCACCAATTGACGAAATTCCAGAAGCATGTTTACCTCCGCCGCCAATAAATCTCACTCCAGGAGCGACACTATATCCTGCTCCAGCATTTGATATATCTACCGCTTGAACGGATCTTAAACTTTTATTTGTGTTCAGATTGCATATTCTGAATCCACTAATCATTCTTGTTGTCGCAATACCAGTAATTCCTCCTACTGGCGCGGATGAGAATCCAACAGTTGGGTGATCCGAATATCCACCTCCACGATTTGTAATGCTTACGAATTGAATTCCTCCATCTACAATACCTGTAATTGCACTTGCAGTGACACCAACACCAGAAACGGCTACTGTTTGTGTTGGACCAAGCATGGTAGAATTTCCGTCATAATCATATCCATCAGTTTCATTCCCAAGTAAATTGTCATCAATTTCCATGACACCAGTATCAATGACTTCATCTTCGTAGCGGAAGAGTTCACATCTTAGCTCATAAACATAGTTCTTTTGAAGTTGGTAGAATGGTTTTTCATGCTCTACATATTTGATTTCATATAAACGATCTCCTAGAGGAAGATATATTAAGTCCCCCTCTTTTGGTCTACTTGACAATCTCACATCAGGTTTATCTTTAACCAGAGGTTCGATATAATTTTCCCACCTTTCTTTGGAGATAACAAAAGTTAATTCTTGCGTCTGTTCAATACCAAACTTGGAAAGAAGAACTGGATTATCGGCATATCCATCATAGTTTTGAATATATGCTTCGATTGGATATGCCGATTCGAATGAAGATTCAATAACCTCGCGAATAACACTATTCTCGTGAATAAATGATCTTGGCATATAATGAACTTCCACCCCATACATTCTTAATTGTTCGTTAATTAAGTCTTGTATGAGGTTTTGTTCCCCAGCAGTTCCTTGTATGAAAAATGGATTTAACATAATTATCCAATCATATCCATTGGTGGCAGTTCGTATGTGTTAGACATAACCTCTCTAATATTTTCCAACTCTTTCTCCGCATCATCATATATCTGTCTGCCATTCAACTCAACTCCACCAGGAAGTTTAACCCCTTGGAACTTGATCAAATTCTGTCCCCATTGACGTTTAATCAATGCAGTCAAATATCTCTTTAAGAATGAATCATTCCAAACCCCAGCATAAGTGTTTGGGTCTAGCAATCTATAGCAATCTATAACCATATACTCTCCAACTCTGACATTACCCCAATCAATATCCAAGTAAAGTCTATCCTGTCTTTGATTAAATCTGATTTGTTTTTCCGTCGTCAAAAGAAATTGTAAATCTTCCAGATATCTTCTTGTCATCGCATATGTAAGAATCTCCATGGATCCCCAGTAGTAAATATCATTCAAGAACATTTGATACTTTAAACTAAACATATTGTTAGTCGTTGCATTAGCTCCATCAAAGTGATATATTTTATTTACGCCAATTACAGAGGGTGGTATCTGCAAATAATTGCTGTTTTCTTCGTAAGTAAATGTTGTAGCAGTGCCAACGATTGAAGTCGTTTCTGTGGTAGTTACAATACCAACTTTGTCATTATCTCCCCTTGCTCTTCCCCTATCAATATCATCCTGAGTAATTTTATACTTCAGGTATGTCTGAATCACTCCATCAAAGTGTCTTTCATGAAAAAACTGCAGTGCATCATCAACCAGGTCATCAAGTTGCTCATCTGCAACGTTGATCTCTAAAACAGGAGCACCTAATTGTCTCTTACAGTAATTTATTAATTCCGATCTATTCGATGGTTGTGCCATGTATTTAACTAGATCTATTAATAGTATTTATCATCATTTATAAACCGGAATCTCCATATATTCCAGTTTCATAGGATTCTATGGTTCTGTACATCTCAATTCTAGAATCTTCCTGGTGGTAGACTGACCAGCACCAGGATAAGGCCATTTTTCTTAACTCCTCAATATCATTACATTTTTCAATATAAGGAATAAGATTTTTAAATTGGGGATGATCTGGTGGATTTTCCAAACACTTTTCCTTTAATTGCTCGAAATTTAACATATTCCCATTCAATATTAATTCATCATATTCCAAGACTTAAATCTTTGAAATCGTCTCTTGTTGCTTGAAATATAATTTTGCAAAACATTTTGCCATATCTCTTAAATCATCCAAACTTGAACAATCATCAATTTTGTTTGCAATCTTAGTATATTCAAAACTTTTTGAAAGGTTTGAC